TGAAGCGGACAATAATAAGTGGGTTGAGCAGAGCAACATTATCTGGCCGCACTATTTTCCACCGCTTATCGTTTGGCAGAACCTACCGGAAATACGATCACCCAAAGGAATACCGGATGTAACAACCGACACCATCCGCGCACAAGATAAACTAAATTTTGTTTTATCTGACACGATTAAGACGAATTCGCTTTACGCACACCCTAAACTGGTCGCAAAAAACGCAACGCTGTCAGACACAGTGGACGGTTCGCCGGATACGCTGATTGAGATTTCCGGCCCGGACGCTGACATGACCATTCTTGAAATGAACAGCGAAATGGCTGGAAGTCTGGCGTTATTCGACAAGATCAAGTCAGTGATATTCGACACCACCGGAACAGTTGATACCGCACGTTTAGCGGGTACTGGTGATATGACCAATTTCCGCGTGAAAATCGCCTTCCAGAAAGCGTTGCAAAAACTACACGTAAAGCGCGAGTTGTACGGCGATGCGCTGATTAACATCAATAAATACCTGCTAATACTTGGCGGCTACGGCGAAGACCCTGATCCAGGTGAAATCGTTTGGCCGGAAGTGCTGCCTATCAACGAAATGGAACATGCGACCAGCGTACAAACCGACTTGGGAATGGGCATTGTATCAAAGCAGACGGCAGCCAAAAAACGCGGCTACGACTGGGAGCAGGAGCAGGAACGGCTGGCAGACGAGCAAGTCAACACGCTCGACATTGGCACGGCGATATTGAACAGCTTCAATCAGGGTAATCAATGACCGACACCGTAATCGAATTAGCCGAGAAATACAAGATCGCGCTGGCGAAACAAGACCTCGCGGCTGAAAGGCGTTTGATTACTGCGTACAAGGGATTATGGGCGACCATCAAAGAAAAGGTGGACGCGCTGATTTTAGAGATCAGCATAAGCGAGGAAATGACCGTTGCACAGGTACGCAAACTGAAACGCTACGGCGCGCTGTTAGACGACATCCGCACAGAGTTGGATCGTTACGGAGCATATACTCAGGTAGAAATGTCAACCGCAGCGCGTGAGGCTATCCGGCTTGGCGAAGGCAACGCGCGCATATTGACGGCTGCCAGTTTGGGCAATGTCACGCTGGCAACGCAATTGAACCGGATAAATCCGGAGGCAATAGAACGGCTGCTTGGCTTCCTGTCACCTGACGGCGAACTTTACGCCAGGCTGGGCAAGTTGTCGAGCGCGACTGCCGACATGGTTGCGAACGCGATAGTCGAGGGTGTTGGGCTGGGACGCGGGCCAGAAGCCATTGCGCGAGCGATAACAAAGGCGTTTGGCATGGGGCTGACTGACAGCCTGCGCATGATGCGAACCGTGCAATTGTGGAGCTACCGCGAAGCCAACCGCGCAAGTTACCTGGCAAACGATGATGTGGTAAAAGGCTGGATTTGGTATGCTGACACACGGAACGCTTGCCCGGCGTGTATGGCGATGCACGGAACAGAACACCCGAATACAGAATCGCTTAACGACCATCACAACGGCGGGTGCGCTTCCATACCGCTTGTTATCGGAGCGAAGAACGATATACCATCCGGCGAGAGTATATTCCGCGATTTGCCGGAAGAAATACAGAAGCAGCGGCTTGGCGCGGACAAGTGGCAGGCATGGAAGGACGGCGCGTTTAGTTTTAGTGAACTGGCAACAGAACACACGGACGGAGTATATGGGAACATGAAAACGACTGCTCCGTTATGGCAGTTATTGGGTGCAGAGCCGCCGGTTAGTAGATAGAGCGAAATAGGTTATCAAACATGAGATACGCAGCGACAGCACCAATCAACAAACCTAATCCGGCTCCGGCAACGAACAGCGCAAAACTAGCTAATCCGGCGCGTTTCCCTTTAGCTAGAAAATACACAATCGCGCCGATTGCAAAGATCACCATTCCCCATGTTGACATTAGTATGTTTCCTCCTGGTCACTTGATGGATAAATTGTATGCAAATCAGACAGGAATTACAAGAGGTGAAGCATGAGTGACAGACTAAAACTCGCAGTTAGCAGATACCTTGTGAGGCTAAGTAAAAAGGGGCGCATTACCCGCGTGGCAATATGGTCAGACGGTTCATGGGGAACGTTGTAGTAAAGGACGCATCTATGAAAAAAGAAACTATGCTCACATGGGATAACACGGCATGGAAGGAATTGGCTGAACCGGACAAGCCCATGACCGATGACCAATTTGTCAGCGAACTGCGCCGTCACATTCTAGGCATTATCAAGGCGATATTCAAACGCTATGGGATTGACTTATTGAAGACGATAAAAGATTAATCATCCACCCGCCCGCGCTTCAAGCTCCGGCATAACGTAACACAGAACCGCCGCATCCGCGCCCGTTCTCGACCCGAAAGGGATTTGAGACGGGCGTTTTTTATTCAGCACACATCAACAGGAGAAAAGCCGAGATGGCAGACGAAAAACAGACCGAGATGGTCACCGAAATTGAAACACCAGAAGCCGCGAGTAAGGTCACCGAGACGGAGACCATTTCAAAGGCTGAATTTGACAAAGTAGCGGCTGCGCTAAAAGAAGCCAACAAAGAGGCTGCTTCGCGCCGCAAACGCTTGGAGGAACTGGAAGCAGAGGAAGCCAAACGGGCAGAGGCCGCGATTGCCCGGTACGAGCGCGAGCTTCAGCGCGCGATGGCGGCCGGCCTGGGCGAGGTTATGGCTGGGGCTGGCAAGCGTACGATCGCCGCCGTAGCGCGTCAGGCTGGCATCGATATCGGTGTGACGTTCAACACCACGAACCCGCGCGTCATGCAGTTCCTGGACGACTATACACCGAAGCTGGCCCGCTCGTTGAACGAGACGCTGGCGCGCGAGATTCAGGACGTGGTGCGGGGCGGCGTATCGGAGGGTGCGACCTACAACGAGATTCGGCAGCGGATCGAGGACTCGCCGGCGTTTGCGGACGACGGGATTGCGAACCGGGCCGAGATGATCGCGCGTACAGAGTCGGCCCGTGCCCACGTGCGAGGGCAGATCGCAGGCGCTGACGCGAGCGGGGTTGTGACTGGAAAACGTTGGGTCGGCGCACCCGACGCATGCTTCGTGGCCGGTTCGCAAGTGACGACTCCGCGGGGCAACGTGGCGATTGAGCGATTAGTGGTCGGCGACTTCGTGATAGGGCACAGTGGGCGGCCGTGCCGCGTTACCGCCATTCGTCCGCGTTGGCATGATGGCCCGCTTGTGTTTGGCCCTGGCTTTGCTGTGACGCCCGATCATTGGTTCCTCACATCAGTCGGCTGGCGGTCCATAGGCGAGTATGCGAGTAAGGCATGTATCGGGCGAGCCGTCGATTTCCTTGTCGGTAAAACGCAGAACGTTCCAGCCGCATTTGCGAAGATAGTTGGTTTGCCCGCGATCCTTTGCGGCAACCTTGGGGCGGGAATGCCAATACAGGCCATCGCAAAGCACGATCAATTTCCAGTCCGCTACCACAAAATCAACAATCCACCGGCTGTACATGGGTACCTGTTCAGCGAACGCAATGCCGGCGGCGATAAGCATCGAAGCCATTCGTCGCTCGATCCCAGTGCGGTCTTTGTTCGAGTGGATGGCGATGATGTTGCAGTGCTGGGAACAGTAGTCCCTCATTCTGCCGGAGTTGATGGCAGCGCGGCACCGGGACTTCAGGAACGATTTTCCGCAAGTGGCGCAGATGCACGTTACGCGAGACCAGAGTTTGTTGGCGGGGCCGGTGGTGCGTTGACTGCGAAGTTTGCCGGCGCAGGCCCGCGAACAGCATTCGTGATACGATTGCCGTTCGTAGGAATACTTGGAACTAAAGGATTTCTGGCACCACTTGCAGGACTGTTCGGTAAACCGCGGAGCGTAAGCTATGGTGCGCCTGGCGACGTTCATGCATCTGTAGCTGCAAAATCTGGCTCGTCGCTCGGTGTCACGTGGGAATATCTTGCGTATAGCGCCGCACACTTCGCATGTGATTGTGCCTCCGCTGCCGCCGCGATTCTTAACGCATTCCCACGAGCAGTATTTCGGCGGATTGCGCGCCAAATGGGCCTTGCATCGTTCGGAATGAAAACGTCTGCCGCACCGCTTGCACGTAAATATGGAGCTATTATACCGCGACTGGTTCACTCTGTCAATGCTTACCGGGGAGTCGTGTACGACATTGAGGTGGCGGACGATCATTCATTCGTGCTGTCATGCGGTCTTGTGGCTCATAACTGTTCGTTCTGCGAGGCCGCGG